TTAAAAATTTACATAGCTACTGAAAGCATCTGTTGCTTCTTTAGTAACTTCATCAGAAACATGAGTGTAAGTATCCATAGTTATTTGTAAAGAAGAATGTCCTAAACGTTCTTGGATTATTTTAGACCTAACATTATCTGATTCGAATAATAATGTTGCGTGGGTATGCCGAAAACCATGACAACCAATAGAATGTAAGTTAGCTTTTTCTGCCAATCTTTTGGAACGTTGGTAAATGTCTTGACTTCGGAACATGGTACCATCAATTTTTGTGAAAATAAGTTGTGTTTTAAACCCACCTTTTTTCATTAAAGCCTCACACTGTCTAAGTTTCCATTTTTTTAAGATATAAGCAGTCTTGTTATCAAAAGAAACCTTACGAATAGAATTGGGAGTTTTAGGATCGTTTATAGTCAATCCATTTGTACTGATAGCAGTAGTTTTATTTATATTAACTACCTGCTTTTTAATATCAATATCATTCCAATTCAATGCTAAAGCTTCACCAACACGTATACCAGTAAAAGAAAGTAAGCGAAAAATAGCACAGTCTAAGTCAGCATAGTATTTTAGAACTAAACTTTCTTCTTTGGCTTGATTGGCAATGCTATCAGCTGTATTTAAGAAATGTTCCAGTTCGTCTTTTGTATAGAACTTTCTTTTTGTATTCTTTTCTACTTTCTTTAGCGAACTAGGCTTAGTTATTTTCTTAAATGGGTTTGAGTCTATTATTTCTAAACCAACAGCATAGTCACAAACACGAGAAGCGTAACTCAAAAGTACTTTTCCCATTTCATTCTTTTTATACCATTCATTAACAGATTTTTGCACGATCTTTACTGTTAAACGCTCAAGTCTCATTTTCCCGAATGTGGGTAAAATGTGTTTTTTCATACGTCGCTCAGTAGCTATGAATGTGGACTCCCTAACTGTTTTTTTGTATTCGTCCAACCACATATAATAAACTTCTTCAAAAGTGGTTAAACGAGTATGCTCGTTAGCTAGATTTCCATTATCAAAATCTAATTTTTTTTGATTAAGCTTGAGCTGTGCTTCTTTTTTTGTATTACAGTTTCTGATAGTGACATTAATTTGTTTACCAGTTAAATAATCTACGCCTAAATAGGCAGTTACTTTCCAGTATTTTTGTCCTTTTTTTGTGTATTGTTTAAAAGTTGCCATTTTTTATCCTTTCCACTTGGGCAAGCGAACAGAGGGAATGACAAATTTCTAGCACCTCCTTATTTGATTTTAAAGCCCCTATCGTGAATCGAACACGATAGAACTCGCCAGAGAAGGGTAATTTATTTTTTATCGAAAGTAATAATCCAAGACCCCATAAGGTTCTCAACTTTTTTTATTTCTGCAATAACTGTATCACCTGTTTTTACATTTGGATTTTCAGAAGAAATAAAATTTAAGTGTTCTCCAGTTTGAATCGTATATCCTAATGATCCATCAGGTACATATTTATCAACTGTGAATTGAACAGTTTTTCCTGTTAAATCCTCTCCCTTATTTAGCGCTGTTTCGGCTTCATTAGTTGTATAATCAGGCTTTACTTCTTTAGTTCCACAAGCAGCAAAAGTAACAATTAATAGCAACATTGAAATAAAATATTTAATCTTTTTCATAAAAAATCTCCTCTATTTAACTCGTAATGATTGTCCGGGCATATATCCACTGATACCTGGATTTAGTTCTTGTAATTTTTCAAGTGTTATTCCGTTTCTTTCAGCTACTTGACGGCCGCCTTCGCCATCTCTAACTTGGTCATAAACTTCCGTGACTGGCTCGGGAGATTGTTGACTAATTTCGGGAGTAGAAGGTTGTATAATATTTTCTGACTCTTGCACTTCCTGTTGGGCAGTATTTTGTTGACCTTGATTGTTTCTTTCTATTAATTGTTCCATCGTAATATTGCCAAGATAACTATAGACCTGTCCGCCAGCAGCCAAAGTACCATCTGCATTTTTCACTAATGTTCCTGGAGTGTTATTCAAAACATATGACATTGTTTGATTACCATTTGCATCAACAGAAAAATTTAAATTTTGGAGCGGAACATTTGATTGAGTAGTGCTAGAGAAAGTTCCGTCAGCATTTATAAAAAATAAATTATCACTTTGAGGGATACCCCAACCTCCGACAAAATCATTTAGGCTTGCTTGAACTGTTCGTTCTTCAATAGTGGATGAACCTACAACACTGGATGCTGTTGACGTAGAACTTTGACTTTTTTCTTTTGTGTCACTTGATGATTCTTTAACGCTTGATGAGATGTTTGTAGATGAACTATTAACATTTGTTTCTTTTTTTGTGTTATTCGAACAAGCAGATAGCAATAATAATGATAAACCTAGAAAAACAATTTTTTTCATTTTTAAAACCTTCCTCACTTCTGATATAATGTTTTTATGAGTAAATCTCGAAACGAGGTTTTGAGTCCGTGTTGTCGCATGGGCTTTTTTTATGCAAAGTTTATTCTTTGCAACTTATTAAACAGTAGAGTCTTTACCCAATCTTCGTAGCGCGCATCTATTTTGGCATCTTCTATAAATTTCATGTAGTTGATTCTTTCTGGAGCAATACCCGTACTGTTTAAATATTCATCTAATAATTTTTCTACCATAAAACAATCCGCTTCATATTCCATTTTAGAACGAAGAGCATATGCTGTTTTGTACAGGGGATAATTCTCTTGGTGCTCACAAGCATGACCGAGCTCGTGCAGTAAAGCTTTTTTTTGTTCAAATTCTGAAAGCTTTACATTTACCACTATTAAATTAAAGCGTGTCATGTAATAAGCATTATTTTCAATTTCATCGTAAATCACAGTAGTTCCTAAAATCTTGACTATTTCTTCAATCTGTTTATCCAAGCAACGCACCTTCTCAAAAATTCTTTTTTTATTCGTATTTACCTTCCAAATACGCCTCTGCTATTCTTTTTAAGACTTCTCTGTCATTATCAGTTACTTCTTTGCCGCCGTGACTCATAACAGAGTTTATTGCTTCTTCAATAGTCATTTCTCGTTGCTCTTTAGTTAAACCGCCATGTGGTAGATCAGTACGGCCTAATAGGTAATCCGTCGATACGTCAAAATAATCAGCTACTTTAGAAAGTGGCTCTGAGTTGGGTTTAGATTTACTCCATTTAGAAATCATTCCATTTGATAGATTTAGAACTCTTTCCAATTCCGCGATGCTCATTTTTCTTGCAGCAGCAAGCTTTTTAACACGTTCGTATGTGCTCATCAAAATACCTCCGAATTTTTTCTATTAAAGTTATTGACATTAGAAATAATTCTATGATATTATACACATGTACTCAGGAAGTACAAGAAACTCTCACATTTCTGGATGGTATAACATAGAATAAAAAGACTAAGGACAATATTGTTTTTAGATTATTTTCTATGCACTTATAATAGAATATTTTCTATTATAAGTCAATACCCCAGAAACAAAAAATATTATTCATTTCTAGGAGGTGTGAAAATTGCTTTATGAACGCATCAAATGTATTTCTGAAGAAAAAGCTTTATCTATCTACAAAATCGAACGTGATTTAGAGTTTTCTAATGGAACTATTTCTAAATGGAACAAGTCGATGCCATCTGCAAAAAATTTAAAAAAAGTTGCAGATTACTTAGGTGTTGGCATGGAAGAACTTTTAAAAACAAAAGGAGATTAGAAGGGGGTATAAAAATGGAAGTGATTTTAACTCCAGAAAATGAAGCTTCTCTAAGGGATTTTGTACATGGAATTATTGTTGATGAAATAGAAAAAGCACGAAGAGATACCTCAATTGATAAGCGAGTTTTAAATCAAACAGAGATTGCAAAATATTTCGATGTATCCACTACAACAATAAGGGAATGGGAGAAGCTAGGTCTTCCGCATGGATCAGTAAGTAAACAAGGGAAGTTCTACGACAAAGAAGAGTGTCGCAGATGGCTTCTATCACAAAAAAGATAAATCTTGGGCAAGCGAAATTTAGGGAGGAAATAATATGAATACGGATGAAAGAACAGTTATTGCATTGGAAAGCATTGCAAACAGCCTTAGTACTTTGGCAGAAGATACTAAGGCGAAAAATAGATATAAAGAATCTTTGTTTGTTCAAGCATTCATCTTTATTCTCGGTATAGCTGTTGGATGTATGTTAATCCAGCTAGGAACAGACTTGTGGAAATGGTTAATAGTTTAAAAAAGTTATCTGAATCGTTTCTAAAATAAGATGTTGTATTGAAAGAGATATACGCAAAAATAAATGACAAAAGTAGAGTATTGTTTGTTCTTTTCCAGTAACTTTTGTAAAGGTCAAGCCAGCTACTAGTTAATTGTATTTGATGATTTTTATTTTTTTCATTGTATGCAAAAATTTCAAAATACTTTCGTTCGTAATTGTTCTTGGCTTTATTAGTTAAATAAGAAATATACAGCTTACTTTTCTTTTGGATAACCCAAAATAAAAATAACGCTATCGACACCCAAAAAGAATATTTTTCTAAAAAGGGGATAGATTTTTCTACAACATTATACATTACCTCACCACCTTATCAGTTATTTCAGCAGAGCACTTGCTGATAAGAAAATTATACCAGAAAGGAAGTAAACCAAATGACAAATTTAGTAATAATGAAAGACCAACAAGCAGTAACAAGTAGTTTACAAGTTGCCGAAACATTTAATAAAAACCATCGTGATGTTTTAGCAGCAATTGATGATTTAAAAGAGGGGGTTGCGGAAAATTACGCAGACCTATTTTACGAAGATAACTATATTCATCCGCAAAACAAACAGTCTTATCGCCAAGTAATTATGAACCGTGACGGATTCACACTACTAGCAATGGGATTCACAGGTCAAAAAGCTTTGCAATTCAAACTGAAATATATTGAAGCTTTTAATCAAATGGAAAAAGAAATTCAACAGCCTAAACTTCCAACCTCTCAAAGAGAATTGGCGATGCTTGCTTTATCAGCAAATGAAGAAACAAATGAGCGTGTAGATGTAATTGAAAAAGAAGTAGCCGACTTAAAAGACAATCAAAAAATCGGTGCAGATGATTATGGCTACTTATCACGTCGAGTTCATCAACGAGTAGCAGAAGTTGCAAGAGGATTTGGGAAAATCACAAAGGAACAGCGTGGAAAGTTATACAAAGATATTAATTCAGGTATTAAGCAAATTACAGGCGTGGGTACCAGATCACAATTAAGAGAAAAACATTATCCAATGGTAATTGAATATATCAATGACTGGGAGCCGTCCACAGCCACAAAAACAGTTGTAAGACAAATGAGTTTAGACTTAAACGACATAGCGTAGGGAGAATATTATGGCTTATACAACTGAACAAGAAAGCTGGATACTCAACCAAATCAAAAAAGAGCGTAAACAGCTACAAGATGATAGAGCAGCGCTTAGACAATCAGAACAACTGACCGAAGGAAAAGCATATCAAATTGAAAAAGAACTAGAATTTTTAAGATACTTAGAGATTCAAAATAGAATGCATATTTAAGGAGAAATGAAATGAGAAAAATTTATAACTTAAGAAGAATTGCAGTACTACTAATCGTATTCGGACTAGGACTGCTAGTAGGCGGAAATTTTAATCCGATTATCCAAAATGTATATATCGGCTTATTCATCATTTGGACACTGTTTTATGATCTGGCACTTGAAGATAGAGAGGTTAAGAAATGACCAGGAAAGACAAACTACAGCAAACGAAAAAACTTGCTGATTTATGGTACCAGCAACAAAAGGGGCGGATATATATTGCTCAACAAAAAAAGAAAAGAGGTATTTGAATGCCAAAATTATATGATTTTAAAAAAGCTAAAGAGCTAATTGATTTCGAAGTGGATAATGCAGATGTTGATAAAGTATTTTTAGGAACTCTATCAGATTACTTTTGGACTGCCGAAACTGTTTGGGAAAAAGGCAAATATATTATTGACTTGGAAAAAGTAAAGACTATTGCTGGAATTCCAGGAAGTGATTGGGATACTCCAATTATCAATATTTATTATTCAGATGGAAAAGAGAAGAAATTCGAATGTTTCAAAGAGGTAACAAGCGATGAATTTGCAGATTTTTGTCGGAAGTTATAAAAAATGCCCAATCGTCTGCCAACGATTAAGGCACATACAAAAATTATACAAGAAAAATTATATCACAGAAATGAGGTCTTGTTAAATGGCTGAACAACTAAATGTTTATCAAAGATTAGCAGAAGTAAGAAAAAAAGTATCTTATTTAAAAAAAGAACAATCAGGAAGTCAATTTAATTATGTTGGGTCAAGTGATGTCCTAGGAGCTTTACATTCAAAAATTAATGAAATGGGATTGTTATTACAACCAGCAATTACAGGCCATAAAGTTAAGGACCAGATAGAGATTATAAATCAATACAATAAGTACACGAAACAGACAGAACAGAAACAAAGAATAACATATTTTACTGAACTTGAGATGACTATGCGCTGGATTAATATTGATGATCCAGAAGATTTTTTGGAATCAAAGTGGTATGCGCAAGGTGTTGATATTGCTGGTGAGAAGGGTGTAGGTAAAGCATTAACTTATGCAGAAAAATATTTTTTATTGAAATTTTTTAATATTGCAACAGATAAAGATGATCCTGATTCATTTCAAAAGAAGCTTGATGCTAAAGAACCAATAAATTTGGTTAATGGTAAACAAATATCAGAGATGAACGATTTAATAAGAAAAGTAGCGGAACTAAGCTCAAGCGATATGCAAGTTGTTAGAAATGGATTGTTGCAACATGTTGGTGCACAAACATTAGACAGTATGACAGATAAACAGTATCCAGAAGCAATGAGACAGTTAAATAAGTGGAAAAGTAACTATGAAATAGAGATCAATAAAAACAATACAAATGATCAAGTAAAAAATATTAACTGGGGGCAAAGGTAATGACAAATGAATTAACAACAAATGTGCAGTTTAAAGTAGATTTTAAAGCCAGTGAAATAACAATTCAGAACGAATCGCAACTAAAAGAAATGGTTGATAAAGCAGTAAATCATTACTCAAGTATGATTTTTACAGATGCGAATATTCCAGAAGCCAAGCAAGCAAAAGCGGATTTAAATAAAGTGGCGACACTATTAGATAATGAGCGCAAAGCAATAAAAAACGAGTATAACAAACCCTTGAAATCGTTTGAAGACAAAATTAAAACTTATGTTGGACAAATTAAGTTAGTAAGTGATGGCATCAACGAAAGTATCCAATTATATGAAGAAACAGAACGTTCTAAGAGACTTGAAAAAATCAAAGATACTATTAAAGAAATGTCAGAAAACTATAGTGTTGAGGTAGAAGAAGTAGGTATTAGAAATAACTGGTTAAATAAGAGTTCTTTTACTGCAAAAGGAGAAATAAATAAAAAAACTTTAGAAGAAATTGCTGCCGATATGACAATGATTTTTAAAGAAAAAGAGCGAGTTATAGGAGAAAAAGCAATTATAGAAAATTATGTAAAGGCACTAGGATTAGAGCCTTACTCGTGGTTAAGTCAAATTGATAACGGAAAAACAGCTGCAGAATTGATGATTGAGATTGATGCTGCACTAGCAAAGAAAAAAGCCGCTGAAGAAAGGGCTATAGAACAACAGAAAGCACATGAAGAATATGAAGCAGCAATGCGAGAATTAAATGAAACAGTCGTAGAAGATAAAGTAATTGACAAAAATACAGGAGAAATAGTCAGTGAACTATCACCGAAAGCGGAAGTAGAAGATACAAATAAAAATACAGTAACATTACGACTTTCAGGGTCGCACAGTCAATTAATAGCACTTAATGAGTTCATAGTTGATAGTGGCATTATGGTGGAAGTGATTGAGTGATTGGAAAAATCATAAACCACATAGGGAATAAATTGGCCATCGAATTTGAGGATGAAATAAATTCAAATTTTCTCGAACTTCTGGCTAATAACGATGATAATTTAGCGAAAGTTGAATTCTTAGATAATCGACAGATGTCTCAAAAACAGAATGCACTTTCTCACGTTCTAATAGCCGATGTGGCACGTTGGAGTTATGACGAACCTAAATGGATTGAAAGTGTCTTGAAATACTACTACGAGGCTAAGAGTGGTGTTTATTTCGAACATAGTAGAGCTACCAAGAATGAAGCGGCTGAGTGGATTGGTTTCTTGATTGAGTTCATTTTGAAAAACGATATACCGTTGGAAAAAAGATACCAATACTTGCTTGAAAGCAACAAATGGTTTTATTACTGCCTGAAATATCGTAAGTGCTGTATTTGCGGTAAGCATGCTGATGTTTGCCATATTGAAGTTGTTGGTATGGGGCGTAATCGTAAAAAGATTAATCATGAGACATTCACATTTTATGCAGGATGTCGTCAGCACCATCAAGAGGAACACCAAATAGGTACTAAAAACTTCTTGAATAAGTATCAAATTAAACCAGTGAAATTAAACATCGAAGAACGTAAGAAGTTAAACATAGGAGGATAGAACGGTGGCTGAAAGAAGAATGTTTGCAAAGACCATCATTGATAGCGATGCATTTTTAGACATGCCGCTGTCAACTCAATCTCTTTATTTTCATTTGTCAATGCGAGCGGATGATGATGGATTTATTAATAATCCTAAGAAAATTCAACGAATGGTTGGATGTGGAGATGATGATTTAAAGCTATTAATGGCCAAAAGATTTATTTTAGTTTTTGATAGCGGAGTTATTGTTATCAAACATTGGAAAATTCATAACTATATTCGAAATGATCGATACAAACCAACTCTATATCAAGAAGAAAAGGCTGAATTAGCTGAGAAAAATAGTAAGGCATATACCTTTAAAACCGAGGTTATAGAGAGTGAAAACCATCTTGGTATACCAGATGACAACCGCATGGGATACCAAATGGAAACACAGGTTAGGTTAGGTAAGGATAGGTTAGTTAAGGATAAAAAAAAGAATAGTGTTGAGCCAAGCTCAACTATGCCTGAACTATTCGAAAAAGTTTGGAAAACTTATCCAAAGAAAACCAACAAGAAAAAAGCTAGAGAACAATTTTTAAAGAAGTTCAAGACGGAAGAAGATTTAGAGTCATTTAAAAAAGGATATAAAGACTATCTTGCGTATATTAAATTAAACGATTGGTACCATCCACAAGAATTATTTCGTTGGATCCGTGATGATCGTTATAACGATGAATATGATTTATCTCAAACAAATAAACAGCCTGCGTATTCTAAGACGCCAGTGAGACAAGAGCAGTTACCAAATTGGAATGGGATGCAAGAAGATGTACCTTTATCACCTGAAGAATTAGCTGAATTAGAACGACAAAAACAAGAATTATTAGGAGAGTGACAATATGATAAACCAAGTTGTGTTAGTTGGACGTTTAACGAAAGATATAGATTTACGCTACACCGCAAGTGGTTCTGCAGTTGGAAGCTTTACTCTTGCTGTGAACCGTAACTTTACAAACCAAAACGGCGAACGAGAAGCGGATTTTATCAACTGTGTGATTTGGCGTAAGCCTGCTGAAACAATGGCTAATTATGCTCGTAAAGGAACATTATTAGGAGTTGTTGGCAGAATTCAAACTCGTAATTATGACAACCAACAAGGCCAACGTGTCTATGTGACTGAAGTTATTTGCGAGAGTTTCCAATTATTAGAGCCAAAAAGCGCCAATGAGAATAGAAATAGCATTCAGACGTCACAGAATGACGGTACAAGCGTTCAAAACAATTTCGAGGGTAATTATGCTACAAATCAAAATAAAGGCTTAAATCAGCAAAATAACAGCCAACAAATGTCGTTTGGTGGAGATGTAAATCCGTTCGCAGGCGCAGGTAATTCAATCGACATTAGCGACGATGATCTGCCGTTCTAGGAGGTTAAAGAATGAACAGTGTAATTTTTGAAGATATAGCACGTATTCAAGCTGAAAAAAAGCAAAAACGAAAAGAAATGCTTAAGTTAATGAATGAAAACCCAGATTGGTATAGAAATCCAAAAAGCATGGTCTATCGACAAATTAAAATGCTTGGTAAGGATATTGGCGAGCAAACAATGGATAAATCTAAACCAATCAGCTCAATTGATAAAGACAAGTTCACCATTCAAGAATATTTGTATTTGCAGTGGATTGGTTATTCAGTAAATGCAATCATAGAAGCGTTAGGAATGCCTAGAAGCAAATTTTGGGAATATAAAGCTGAACATTTAAATTAGATTTATGAAATGAAAGTGAGTGTTCATTTTGCTGGAGATTTATTACACGCCAACATCCGCTATTATTGCGGATGCATTGGCTAGAAAATATGAGGTCGTTTCTTTAGACAAAGCTAGAAATATTGCCAATAAATTTAAGGCTAGTTTAAAGCAGAAAACGGACCTTTATGTGATTGAAAGTATTTTGATTGATGCTGGTTATAAAAAAGAGCCAGTGAATTTGTGAGGAAGGAGTGGAGGTTTGGTCGACCACAGTAAAAAGCTTTTTACTCCTTTGAATTATGAAATTTTTAGATTTATTTGCAGGCATTGGCGGTTTCCGTTTAGGGATGGAATCAGCCGGTCATGAATGCATTGGTTTTTGCGAGATGGATAAGTTCGCACGAACTAGTTATAAAGCAATCCATGACACAACAGGAGAGGTGGAAATGCATGACATCACAACAATATCAGATGAATTTATTCGGGGAATCGGAAGTGTTGACGTTATCTGTGGAGGATTTCCGTGCCAAGCTTTCTCGATTGCAGGAAAACGAAAAGGTTTCGAAGATACTCGAGGAACTCTCTTCTTTGAAATTGCAAGGTTCGCATCTATTCTCAGACCACGCTATTTATTCCTTGAGAACGTCAAAGGATTGCTTAACCACGAAGGAGGGGCTACGTTCGAGACAATCCTCAGAGCCTTGGATGAACTCGGGTATGATGTGGAATGGCAAGTGCTTAACTCTAAAGACTACGTACCACAGAACAGGGAGCGAGTATTCATTATCGGACATCTTAGAGGAGAACGTACCAGAAAAGTATTTCCTCTCGAGAGAAAAAACGGAACAACTGCTAAAAACAATATAAAACCTATCAATAATTCGAAGAAGACTAGGGAATTACTTAACTTCGATAGTACTAACAGATTTTACGATGTTAATGGTATTAGTCCTTGTTTAAATACTATGCAAGGTGGAGATAGAGAGCCGAAGATTGCAGTGGTAGGAAATGTGAATCCTAGCGGCTCAGGGATGAACGGTCAAGTTTATTCAAGCAATGGTTTAGCACCTACTCTAACAACAAATAAAGGTGAAGGGGCAAAAATTGCAATCCCCGTCTTAACTCCTGATCGAGCAGAAAAAAGACAAAACGGAAGACGGTTTAAAGATGATGGCGAAGAAATGTTCACGTTAACTGCACAAGATAAACATGGAGTAGCTATTATTCAGAAATCTCGTGGTTATAACGATGGAGGGATATATAAAGTTGCCCCAACTGTAACATCTAATAGTTGGCATGAAAATAACTTTTTAAAAGATAGTATTAGAATTCGCAAACTAACACCTCGTGAATGTTGGAGGCTTCAAGGATTTCCTGACTGGGCGTTTGATAAAGCAAAAGAAGTAAACAGCGATAGTCAATTATATAAGCAAGCAGGAAATAGTGTAACAGTGCCAGTTATTGCTGATATTGCCAGTAGATTAGAAAGCGAGTGAAGAAGATGATTCCAAAATTTTTTAAAGCATTAAGAATCGTCATAAGACGTGCTGTTGTGTTGTTTCAGTATATTACTAGCGAAAAAAACAAACAGCTGTCAATAAAAGAACGTTGTATTTGCTATTGGAGGGAACAGAATGAGTAAACAAGAACTAGTAGATAAAAACGAAGTATTAAGTATTTGGCATAATTATTGGGAATCAGATAAATTGGCTTATGAAGCAGAGGACGAGTTAAGAGAGCTAAAAACGATAATATGTATTACAGAACTCAACGAAAATCAGCAGACTGTGCTGGATTGGTTGAAAGAATCATGCAAATTAAACGGATTACGTACAGTTATCGAAATTATGGGATTTTTATCAACTACTGGTGGAAAAATGAAGTATAAGCAAATAGCTTATGCATATGCTGATTTAAATGAGGTTGAATTAGTTCAAGTATTACAGGCGTTTAGTCAGTGGGCTTTGGAACAGGAGGAAGCGGAATGAGCTACGAAATAACATATGACGAGAACGTCAGCAATAATGTGCAACAAAAAAATATTGTTGTCAATAGTAGGCATTTATACAAAGTTTATCTTGAAAAAGAAGCCTATCGTAAAAATGAGGAGACGGGTGTTGATTACACATTAGACATTAAATGTGATGAAACTGGCGTCAATGTACAAGCGGTGTTACCACACGAGGTCCTTTATGAATTAAATAAAATGATAGGCGACAGTCTGAAATTTTAGGAGGAACAGCGATGAATAAACAAGAATTGATTGAAGAGTTAGAATGCATAGAAGTTTCTACAGACAGCCTTGATTATTTGAGAGGTGCTGACTATGCCAACGAAAGAGCAATTAGCTTAGCAAAACAGCTAGACGAACCGAAAAAAGTCGTTGTTCCGAAGTTCGTGGCAGAATGGATTGAGTTATGCAAAGGATTAGAGTGCACTCTGTATTGCTCAGCAACAAGTAAGCTTAGAGATACGATGCATATAGAAAAAGCTAAAGAAGTATCAGACTGGCTTGATACTTTTGAAAATCATGAGTTGTTTGCTCACGCATGGCTTGACGGCTACGAAGTCGAGAAGGGACCTTTATATCACGTTTTATTACCAGACAAAGGGGCGACTAACACAGGATATACTTTTTTAAATTTAGCGGGAGCAATTGATTTTACGACATGTAAGGAAAAGGTGGATATGTTAACAGAACAAGAAATCAAAGCAGTTGATGAGCGCTATTGGCCGTTTGCTGTGAAGGTGGATGGTGAATAAATGAAACGCAACTGGAAAAGAGTAATAAATAAAGTTAGTGGCATTGCAATAATGATTCTTGTAGCAAAAGCAACCGTGAGCCATTTCGTGTATAGCAATGACATAACAAGCAGTGACCTCGTTTATTTCCTTTCATGCTCGTTTATTTTGGGATTAGGGCTATATTTAGGAGGTTCCAGCGTATGAGTTATCCAGAAGTTTATATCATAGGAAGGCAAGTCGATGGCGTTTATGTTGAATACTTACATGGAGCAGAGCAAGCCGATTTATTTTTCGATTATACGATAGCTCGTGATGAAAGAAATCATATGAATAAAACCAATATGAAAGATGGCACTTGGGAAATTTTAAAGTATGGAAGACCGATCACGATTGAGGTGCAGAAATGAAATCACTAAGTGAAAAAGCAGAAGATTTTTTACAAGATAAGTACAGAAAAACATACTCATACGCATTGAAAAAAATTGGTTACGATATCAGAAACGCAATTCATCAACAAAAAGAATTAATTGAGCCTAGATACATGGACACGCTAGATATAGAAACATATACAGCAGAATTAATCGCAACAATGGACTATCTGCATGATAGACAACTTAAATTAATTTTAGGAGATGATGATTAGTTGCGGACGTCAACATTTAACTATATCAAAGATATTTTAGGAGACTATTATAAAACCGATGACTATATTCGGCAACGAGAGTTAGAACTACGACATCCATATAAAGAAACTGATATCAATGGCGATATTCAAGGCAAAGGGACTAATTCGGCTACTACTGAACGGTTAGCTATTACTATCGCTACAGATCGTCGATTATGGAATTTAGAAAGGAACCGCAATATTATCCAAAGTTGCCTAGCAGAATCGGATGAACACACGCAGGTAATCATTGAAGAGCTTTACTTAAAAAACAGACCAACACTCACTTTATTAGGGGTAGCTCAACAGTTATTTATCAGTAAAAACACAGCCTATCGATTAAGAAATGCTTTTTTTGAAAGAGTCGCAGAAGAATTAGGATTATAATGGGAATTTGTTGGGAATTTTAACTGTAGTCAATATGGTAAATTAGTAGTGTGAGAAGTGTAAGGAAATCAAAAATAAATATTATCTCGTTGCTAACACTGATCACACTATCACTCGCAAACTGATACGTTCTCTTATTAGAGGGGAGGTGAAGAGCCTTCTCTTTTTTTCTATAGGGTTACGAGTGCTGCTATTATAAAAACTAAACCTTTGGTATACTTAAATAAAAAATTATCAGGGGTGCTTTAGATGGAATGGTGGCAATTATGGATTCCTTTTGGTGGAACTATAGCGGGAATTTTTGCAAATGTATATATTAATTATAGACAGACAAAGAAAAATGAAGAACTTCAAAAAGAAATAACTCAAAAACAAATTGACGCTAATTTAAAAGCAAAGGCAAGAATAGAATGGATTACCGAGGTACGAAACTTAGTTAGTAAATATTTATCTTATCTGTTCGATATTAAAATATTGGTTAGCAGAATGCAAGATATTGAAGAGGAATTAAGTGGTTTAGAGAAGCAAACGATTCAAGAATCAACTTATATTGATAGACAAAGGGAGTTAAAAATAAAACAATTAAAAAAAGAAGATGAATTAATGATTTGTATACAAGAATCCATTTTAACTGCAGAAAAAATATTACTTCATTTCAGCAAAAAAGACGAGCATAAGGCTATTGAGAAAGAATTATCAGATTCTGTAAATATTATAAAAGATATAGAGGCAAGAGAAGCGAGACCAGGTTTCTACAATAAGTATTTGCTAAAAACTGATAAAACTTACGCTAGTAAAATGAGAGGTTTGATTGATAATTCAATTACTCGTATACGTAATATTTTTCGTGAATATCTAAAAACTGAATGGGATAAAGCAAAAAAGGGACAATAAGAATTATAATAGATCACTCAGTGAGTGGTCTATTTTGTACATAAAATTATACTGGAGGTGAGGTCATGGCAAAGTACACAGAGTGGATTTCTGAAGAAGGATTAATAAAAATAGGTGGTTGGGCTAAAGACGGCCTCACCGATGAACAGATAGCACAAAATATTGGAATAAGTCGTTCTACGTTAAATGAATGGAAAAAACGATTTCCGGACATTAAGGACACCATAAAAAGAGGTAAAGAAGTTGTAGATCGCCAAGTGGAAAATGCACTGTTTAAAAGTGCAATAGGTTACGAATACACCGAAATTACTAAAGAGTTAACTGACTCAGGCATGAAAGTAACTAAACGAGTAACAAAGCAAGTCGCTCCTAACCCGACATCTGCTATTTTCTGGTTGAAAAATAGAAAGCCAAATGTATGGAGGGATAAGAAAGAAACTCAACTGTCTGGTGAAATGTCTGTTAATAACCCTTTTGCTGGTTTGTCTGAGGAGGAATTAAGAAAGTTAGCTGAAGGCGATGGATAAAATCGTTTTAGGCGCGAAGTTAGAATTATCCCGTCGTTATTTTTGGGACTATTGTAAATTAACTGCATCTGACTTTTATAAGCAAGACAGAGAGTACTTAAAAGAGTTATGCGATGACCTGCAAGAATTCATTTATGATAGCGACGATAACGTTCTAGTTATCAACGAACCGCCGAGACATGGGAAATCGAGAACTGCTGGTAAATTCGTAGAATGGCTGTTAGGTAATGACACTCGAAAAAAAATAATGACGGGATCTTATAACGAAACGCTATCCACAACATTTTCTAAAAGCGTAAGGAATACTATTCAAGAAATAAAAGCTGATAAAAACAGAGTTGTATTTTCAGATGTATTCCCTGGTGTAGAGATAAAGTCTGGTGATGGAGCCATGAACTTATGGAGTTTGACTGGCGGATATAACAATTATCTAGCAACGTCACCAACTGGCACAGCTACAGGGTTTGGTGCAGACATTATTATCATTGATGATTTAATTAAAAATGCTGAAGAAGCAAATAACGCTATGGTATTAGAGAAACACTGGGAGTGGTTTGTTAATACGATGCTATCTCGTTTAGAAACAGGCGGCAAAATCATCATCATTATGACCAGATGGAATTCTAATGATTTAGCAGGTAAAGCATTAAAAGAATTGCCGCAATCAGGCTATAAAGTAAAACATATTAGCATGAAAGCGTATGATGAAAAAACAGACACGATGCTTTGTGAACAAGTTCTTTCTAAAGAAGAATATTTCCGCAAAAAGAAAACGATGGGTGCTGACATTGCTTCAGCTAACTACCAACAAGAACCAATTGATTTAAAAGGACGACTGTATCAAAAGTTTTCAACTTATGAAACGCGTTCAAATTATATCAAAATATGGAATTATACAGATACGGCAGATAAAGGTGCTGACAACTTGTGTTCAATTGTTTTTGGTGAGACAGAAGACCATAAAGCAGAAGTATTGGATGTTCTGTTTACAAAAGAACCAATGGAACAAACGGAAACAGCGCATGCAGAACAAATTAAAAATAATCAGGTGAACCATGCCCGCATTGAGTCTAACTCTGGTGGGCGTGGTTTTTCTCGTAATTCAGAAAGAATTGTTAAAGAACGAGGATATCGTGGAGCTTATTACGAGCCATTTCATCAATCGGCAAACAAACAATCGCGTATCCTTTCTAATGCGGCACTTGTTGAAAATAATGTGTTTTTCCCTTCTGATTGGAAAATAAGATGGCCAGATTTTTATGAAGCTATGACGACCTACCAAAGAGAGGGAAAAAACAAACATGATGATGCACCAGATGCAGTTACAGGAATTGTAGAAACGTTAGCAAATGATAATAAAGTTCAATTTATTCAATTTTAGGAGGTGGAATGATTGTTCCAAAGTAGTTTAACGCTGAGTCGATATAAAAGATTACGAACGAAATATTCTACGCAAATAAACGAAGAGCTGTTTGATCCAAATGACTTTATAACAGAGATGAAGCCATTTTTTGATGACAGAGAGCGTAAATACAAAGCTTATACAAGTGAAGAAAATGAGATTGATAGCAGACCTAAACCAAACACAAAAATTATAAAAGTGAATAATAAACTTCACGCTGGCTTATACAACACCATTGTTGATCAAGCAGCTGATCATTTCACAGGTATCCCAGTTAAATGGGATTATGATATTACTGAACAACGGAAGTCCTTAATTCAAAAAACAAAGGATTTATTTTTAGGCAACGTCAGCGCGAAGATAAAAACACCTAAAGAATTCGATAGACTAGCAGAATTAGTTAAAGAAATGCGATTCGCAATGTTGGATTCAGACACGGCACGATATCAAGGCGCTTGTGGGGTTGCTTTTCGTTTGTTAGAACCCGTTGAAACTGCGGGAGAGTGGCAATTGTGGGCATGTAATGTTGAGCCATGGAGAGCCGAAAAATATGAGAATGCAGATATTTTCATTCGAGAGAAATATGACACACACCAAAAGAAATTTTTCGAAGAAATGAAAGTTGTTACTAAGAAAAAAATCTTAACGTATAACAGATACGTGGAAACTAATTTAATGAATGCGGCTGAAACATTTAAATTGACATCAGAAACTGATAATCCACTAGAAACATTCTACCTATCAGAATTTAAAAACAACACGAATCGTTATTGCGATTTTGAAGTAGCAGAGGAACTTTCTGATGCATTTGACAGAAGCCTGTCTGACCAACAAAACGAAGTTGAACAGTTTAAACTTGCTTACATGGCCATTAGTGGCTCGCGATTGGATGAAAAAGAAGCACGAAGAATGATGGAGCAATTAGGTATTATTAACTTGCCAGATCCACAAGCTAAGGTTGGCTACGTAACGAAAGATATTAACAAAGATTTCAACGAGTATCATCTTAATCAGTTGAAAAAGCTTTACTACACAGTCACTAAGTCAATCGACTTCAACGATGAAGTATTTAAATCCAATAGCTCTGGTGAAGCTCGCAAGTGGCAAATAATTGCACTAGAAGCCAAAACAAATACGAAAGAACAGTACTTTAAAGAAGGATTAAAAGAAGTTGCAGAGACGATGGCGGCTTTTATAAAATTTAACGATAAATTAGAAGTAGATGTTTCTAAAATTGTGTTTACATTTAGTCGTAGTTTACCAACCGACATTGGATATCTTGCTGAGGCGTTACCTAAATTAGCACCTTATGTATCAAAACGTACTATCATTAATCAAATTCCATTCGTTAAAGATCCAGATTACGAGACGGACATGATGAATTTAGAACAAGGGCAAAACTATCCAAGCGGGGAATACGGCAAGCTAGGCGGTGCGGATAATGACGAAGAAGAAAACAACGGCTAGTGAACGTTATTGGGAAAAACGCCGAGAATTAGAAGACAAAGCACGTTTGAAACTAGAAAAGAAAACTCTTAGTGAGCTAGAATCTGTTTTTGAACGTGCTTTAGTTAAAATTCAACGACAGCTATTGTCACAAGCGGATTTACACGACATCACACAAAGCGAAATGCTAGAAGACTTTAGCAAACGAGACCAAGAAAAGTATCGTAAATATATTGACAAAAACTATGAAAAGTTAATGGAATCAGATGAAGCTTATAAGCAATTCATAGATGAGTATTTTCCATCTTACGACTATGCCAAGGTCAATCGCCTATTGCAATTACGAGCAGACATTTTTTCTACTCTTGCAAGTGAAGCGATATCCAGTGATGTCAACGGTAAATTTAATAACGACTTAGAAAACATTACAAAACGAATCTACAATTCTAATTCTAATGCGTTGATGCAATTATTAGGCGGCTCTGCTTCTGGTTTATCAAAAAAAGAGCTGGAAAACATTCTGAATTATCCATGGAGCGGCAAAACTTTTTCATCTCGCTTGTGGGGCAATATTTCAAGTTTAGAGCAACGTCTAAGTAATTCTATTATTAATTCTTTAGCAAGTGGCGAAGGTGTTTTAGAAGCTCTTAGAACGATGAAAAACGATGGTGTTATTAGCGGCATGTTTAAGTTAGAGCAGGGAAAGTTTAATCGATCGATTGAAAATCTTGTTAGAACGGAATATTCCCATTTTGCTGTAGAGGGCATTAGAGAATCATTTAGAGGGGCTAACGTTAAAGAATCAGAAAGTTGGTCTGCAGAAGATGAACGAGTTTGTTCCATTTGTGGCGGATTTCATGGCCAATTAATTAAGAATGAACATCCTCCCTACCACACGTTGTGCAGATGCACAGAAATACCAAGAATTCCAGAAATAAGAGATGATATTGACGCTTTGTATGAAGAAATGTTCGGTAATCTGTTAGACGAATTCGCAAGTGATCAGTGGGGTGTTAAGTTGAATCATCCGAAAGTGTCTATAAAAACTAGTATCTTTGATAAAACAAATATGGCAAAATCAATTGGTGAAGAGAACTATTTGAAGTTTATAGAAAGTTTAGATTCTACAGATAATACTCAAATTAAAGAACTGCTAAATTGTTTAGGGAATCGCTTCAATTTTAAAGACATTTCAGAATCAAAAAGCTTTGTTAATGGTAATGATATACAATTATCAAAAGAAGCGTTTGACGGCACTAAAAATAAAACTCAAATGCAAGTAGTATTTCATGAACTGGGTCATGCTATAGATAATATCGGTGTGGAAATGTTAGACAGTGATTTTGATCGCATATCTGTAATGCCAGAATATAAATTAAAAAATGCAATAAAAAAAGATTTATTAAACGTTTTCAATAATGATTTAAAAGAAGCAAATGGAGATAATTATCAACAAGTCAAAAATCTAAAAAAACTTTCTGTTTTTGATCAAAGTGCTATAGTTAGAAAATATAAGAAACTATCTGAAATATCTCCGAAAGCATACTCTGCATTGTCAGATATGATGGAATCCACAGGTGGTTTTATAGATCACCCGTTAGGATTTGGGCACGGAACTAAATACTGGAAAGCATATGGAATGCAAGAAACAGAATTTTTTGCTCATATGACTGAAACCGTTGTTAACAAAGAAGCTAAAAAAATGATGTACGAAGTATTTCCAACAGCATCGAAAATATGGGAAAATATGTTAGATGACATCTTAAAGGCGGTGAAATAAATGTTCAGTTGCGAAGATGGTGCATGGCCTATTATTGATGCTGCGATTAAAAAGTATGAACAACATTTTCATGATGAGTTTCCAATATATGAATATATCGATGTAACAAAGAGTGATGACTTCGATTTTTCTATTCAAGGTGCTAAAAAATTAGCGATACTCATTGATAAGCATATTAAAGAAAATAAATTGGTCCACGTCCCGTCAGATTACCATAGCAGACTTTACTAAGCACTTAAAGGATAACTTTGAGTGCTATTTTTATACCCTAAATTGGAGGTGAGATCATGAAAGGATTATTCGAAGCAGTATTAAATCTAGAAGTTACCAATGGTACAGAAAAAGCCTATAAAAAAGCTTTTGAACAAGAAAACGAACGATACTTAACCAAACACACTTTGAGAGACGGCAACGGTAATATCGTCAAAGATGAGCTTAAATCAGTTTGGAGTGGTAATTATTGTTACGTTGATATTTTGTATTCATTACCAGGTAAAAAAAGTAAATTAACTATTTCGATTGTGTCTAGGACTCTGCAAAATGTAAAAGATGCTGTCACTGATTATCAAATGTTAGGTGCTGAACTGGTTCACAAGAATTGGGAGTGATTAGATGGATCCCTATGATTACTTAGATAGTGATTATGAAGAATATTTAAAGAAACAAAATGAAAAGAAGTGCACGATTAAAATTACTACTAGAACAACGCTTTATTTTTGGTATAGAGCTATCCAGCTATATTTATGGGATGTTTTTAAACCATATGAAGCATATGAATTGCAAGAGTTCATACTAGAAGAATTTGAAACTAAAACAGAAAAATATTTAAAATTTAAATTTAAAGAAATGAGGTAGCAAAATGAATCATGAGATATTTATGGAAAAATGTAAGGAATTAATCCTTGAAAAAGAAAACAAAGGTAAAAATCCAGATGAATACTTCATGGTGAAAGGAACGGATATATTTGTAGTGTGGAGTTGCAAGACCTTACAAAATAGTAAAGCAATTCTTTCGTTAAAATATACGGGGGCACCTCTCTATGAAATGACATTGAACGGAGATAAAAAAGAAATCTATATGGTCGCTTATTTAAAAGAATCTAACACCTTAATTAAAGTCTAGCTATTGTTAGTCTTTTTATTTTGTCCGTAATGACGTTAAACTAGCGCAATGCTGGGCTTAATTGAATGGTGGGGCGCAATAAATAAATCTAAAGCAATGCGGGGCGATTAGTCGAATCGTGGGGCGAAAGGAGAAACAAAATGAAAACAAAAAAATTATTACCAATGAATTTGCAGATGTTTGCTGATGGTGGGGGAAATGAACCAGAGTTCACTATTGATGATTTTAAAGCATTTGTCGAATCGAATGAAGATGCACAGAAATTCATTCAATCTCAATCACAAAGTGCTGCAGACAAACAGTTAGAAGCGTGGAAACAGAATAACCTTGATAAGCTAAAACAAGAAGCTGTTCAGCAATATGAAGAATCAAAGAAAACTAAAACACCTGAGCAGATTGCTTTAGAAAAATTACAAGCGGAATTTGAAGCTGAAAAAAATTTACGTGTTACTAGTGAAAATAAAGCTTTTGTAGCTGAACAAATAGCTGGGTTGAAACTTGAAGATGAATTAAGCGAATCCGTTTCTCAGTTCATGCTAAACAATCTAGTCAGCTCAGACACAGAGTTCACACAAAAGGCTGTAGAGTCATTCACAGGTGTTTTAAGCACCATCAATGAAAAGCATGCTGAAGCAATTAAAAACATGGAAATGACAAAAGCATTCGGTAATAAGCAGCAACAAACTAATGCGACTGATGGTAATCAGTCAACGCAACCGATTGAAAATCCTAAAGAAGCATTAGGGCAAAAATTACAAGCATTTAATTAGGAGGAATTTATAAATGAAAAAAACTACACTTAATAACCTTGAATATTTAGACATTTCACAAGAAATCAATGCGTTACAACGTCCGTCAACACCTTTTTTAAGCTGGCTATTAGGAGCTGGCAAAACTAGTCCAGCAACTTCTACGGAGATCAAATGGCGTGAATCAGAACTTGATGGAGAAGATTCATCTGCACAATTAGAAGGCGGAGAATACAAAGATGCAGATTCAGGGCGTAAATGGTTCAATAACTACACTGAAATTTTCCGTAAATCTACTTCTGTTTCAGGCACATTAGATGCTATCAATGTAAATGGGGTAGGTAGTGAATTAGCTAATCAAGTATCTCAACGTGCATTAGAAATGAAGTTAGATTTGAACAAAAAGCTATTAATTGGTGTAAAAGCTGATGAAAATGGTACTAAAGGTCGTCAAATGGCTGGTGTAATTAACTTAATTAACTCTGATAACTTAGTTAAAACGTCTGCAGCTGATGCAGTAACACGTAAAGATGTAGATAAAATGTTTAAAACTATGTTTGACAAAGGTTATGCAGGCGAAAAGCTATGTCTAGTTTCGACTGATATGGTTGATTTAATGACCGATGAAGTTGATAAAACAGGTACTAAAGTGTTTAACTTTGGGGATCAGGTCGCTTTTGGATTGCAACTAGGAAAAATTGTTTCAAATTATGGATCAGGTACAGCTTTAATTGAGCCATCATTACCAAGTGGAACAGTGATTGCTTTAGACACAAACTATGTGGAACTACGCCCGTTGCGCGAATGGCGCGCAGAGGAATTGGCTAAAACAACTGATTCAAAACGTATTGGTTTAGTCGGCGAATATTCTATCGAATACAACGCTTCAAATTCAGGAGCTATCTTAAACCTTGCAACTGCAGCACCAGGTGAATAATTAAAAGTAAAGGAGCATAATTATGGTTAAAAAATCAGAGGTCAAAGAAGAAGTAATCGAAGAGACAAAAGAAGTAACTGAAGAAGTGAAACCTGAAACAAAAACATTCAAAGTTTTAAAAAATAAAAATTTCGTTGGTTTTGTTCATCCTGAAACACGTAAATTTATTACAGCAGTTGACGGAAAACTCGAAGTGAGTGTTTCTGATAAAAAAGCTATTGCAATTTTAGAAGAAGCTGCAGATTTAACAGAAATTTAGGTGATTATATGACAGACGAACAAAAAAAAGTAATTATAGAAAAAGTTTCAAAAATGCTACCTAATGTTTCAAAAGAGCGTATTTCGTCTGTCTTAGACCTAGTTCTTTTGGAAATCGGATCTTACAATACATGTAAGATTGAAATTGATTGGGATTTACTTACCTCGCTTGTAATTGAAATTCTATATCAGTCACTTAAAAGTGAAACGGAACAAGCTATAACTAGCATTAAGCGCGGTGATACATCTATTAGCTATGCAACTACGCAGCAGAGTATAACAGCGTTGCTTGGTAATTACAGCGATACTATTAAACGTTTAATTGGCTGTGATAGCGGGGTGTTTTTCTATTGAATGAAGCAGATATTTTAGCGATGACATATCTTGATTCGTGTGTCATTGAAAGAATGAACGATATTGAAAATTCTGAAAGAGGCATCACTGAGCAAGGGTATTCACCGATCCACGGAGGTAAATTAAAGTGTGCTCTTTCCCAAAGTGGACTGGGTAGCGCTGGAAGCTTACCAGTTGTTGAAAACAAAGGTACCTTTAATATCACTTACGAAGATAAAAAATTGTTTTTAATGCCTGATGTAGATGTGAAAAAGGCCGACAGAATCACGGTCATTCAAAGTACAGGTCAAAAGCATATTTTATTTGCAAAGAAACCCTTTAACTATCCAAGCCACATCGAAGTGACATTGACAGGAAGTGCAATTGATGAGTAAAAGTGATTTTAGAATGACCTCGAACGCTGACAAAGTTATTGCTAATTTAAAGAAAATGACACCAATTGCTGAAAAAGAAGGTATTGCGATGGTCAATGATTCCTTAGCGAAGATTTATCAGTTAATTGTACCTATTACGCCGATTAAAACAGGTGATTTAAGACGTGGATACAGAATCATTAAAGCTAGAAAAACATCAAGTGGTAGAATTGTTGGCGCCTTAATTAACAATGAAAAATATTTTAAATATGTAAACGATGGGCACCGAACTAAGAATGGTGGATTTGTAAAAGGGCGATTCATGTTGCAAAAGTCTTATAAATTAGCTCATGCAACTTATATTCCAAAACGGTTTAAACAAATGGCGATTGTCATCGCGAAGAAAGGATAGGGTATGTACGATAAAATTTTAATAATGCTTACTAGCAAAATAAAACAGTTCTCAGATGCGCCTATCTATCTTGATGATGTGATGCAATCGTCAGAACCGTTTTATTTCGTTTTGAGCATAGAGGAAAGTATGACTGATAACGTTGGTCAAAACGTTCAGAACAAAGCATATAACGTTGATATTGCGTTAGTTGATAGCAAGAAAAATAAACAATTAGTAACAAGCCTAACAGAAAACTGTGGGGCTTTTTTTAATGTCTTGAATTTAGATGGAAATGAACTATTTTCAGAAGATTATCAGACATTTAAAACAGATGGAATTCAACATGTTAATTTTAATGTTGCTTTTCCTCAATTAATCGAATGGAGTGAAGAATAGATGGCAGTTAAAAAAAATGTAAGTGTCATTTCTGTGGAGAAACCAACCTGGTTCCCACTAACAGATGACACAGGTACTTTCCCAATCTACGGAGAGCCAACAACAATCGGGACTGCAGTAAGTATTAAACCAGATGTTACAACAGAAACAACGCCTGACTATGGCGATAGTGTAGTTCAAGATCAGTACGTTGCATTTGGTGGTGCAGAAGTTACTTTGGAAACAAATGGATATCAAAATGAAGTTTTAGCTGAAATTACGGGTGGTGAAAAATTGAAAGGCGGTGTTTTACGATCCGCAGATGATATTGCACCAGATGGAGCATTTGCTTATCGCCGTCGTAAATCAAATGGTAAATATCGCTACACAATTTTTTATAAAGGCAAATTTGCATTGACTTCTGATGAATCATCAACTCTAGAAGGTAGTTCAGTATCTTACACTCATCCAGAGTGGACAGGTTCATTTGTTGATGTTCCTGGTGTCGGATACATGTATTCAGTCGATGAAGACGATGAAGGTGTTGACTTAGATATGATCAAAAATTGGTTTACTACGGTTACTAATCCACGTGAAGAGTCTACAAATCCTGTCAGTGGTGTAACTTTAGATAAAACGGAATTAGTTCTAACGGTTGGTGAAACTGCAACCCTAACGCCAGCAATCGCACCTGAAAACGCAACAAACAAAAACTATTCATTCAAATCAAATGATACTTCAATTGCAACAGTAACACCTGTGCAAGGAAAAGTTACAGCAGTAGCAGCAGGAACCACAACTGTTGTTGTCACTACTGAAGATGGCAACCATACAGCTGAATGCAGCGTAACAGTTAATGCATAATAAAATTAAAGGACGGCCAAGTGTCGTCCTATTTATATGGAGGAATTAAAAAATGGCAAGCAAATTACAAACGACAATTAAACTTTACTTGAAAGATGAAGAAGGCAATTTCACCACTAAACAATTTAAATCTGCTGAAATGTTACCAGGATCTGTTATGGAAGATGCGACAGAATTACAAGTAGAACTAGAAGAAATCGTTAAAACAAACGACATGGAGGAAATTCGACCTGTTTTGCGTAAATGTTATGACTTTATCGCAAAAGTTATTTTTGAAGGTCAATTTACGGGCCAAGAATTTCTTGACGGAATGGATGCACGTGAAATCTTAAAAATTACGGGGCAACTATTAGGATCTGTTTCTAGCGGTTATGATGCAGTTTATTCTGATCAGAAAAAAAAGTAACAGATCTCCTTTATCATCCTCATTTTAAATTTAGTCCACAGTACCGAGAAGCAGAATTAAAAATTGCGTTGCTTGAAAATGGGTGGACACTAAACGAAATTGAGAATACAGACTTGAACGAACTTATGAAACTTTATGCGTTCAGAGATGCTGTTAAAGAATTTGAAGAACTTAAATTCCTTGATGAACACACAATGTTCTAAGAAGGGAGGGGGTACTTATTGAACAATGAAGACTTAGTCTTAAAAATGATACTGGATGAATCGGGATTCTCGCAAGGTTTAAATTCGGCAGTAAAAAAGTTGCAAGGTTTTGATGGAGAGGTTGACAGGACAGGTCAAAAAGGCGGCCGCTCTCTTGGGAGCATATGGACGTCATTTGTTGGTAACTTTTTAGCCAGCGGAGCAACTAAAATTATCTCTAAAGGTATTGGGTTGATCACTAGCAATATCGATGGGGCCATTAATCGTGTAGATACGTTAAATAATGCAAACCGTGTATTTGAAAATATGGGTTTTTCAGCTGGTGAAACATCAAAGACAATGGATAGCTTAAAGAAGAGCATTCAAGGATTACCCACACCATTAGACAGCGCAATTAAAGGTGTTCAATTAATTGCTTCATCTACAAATGACTTAGGAAAATCAGAACAGATTTTCGCAGCTTTAAATAATGGTATCCTCGGCTTTGGTGGGTCTGCAGAGATGGTAGACAATGCTATTATCCAGCTGTCCCAATCGTTCTCAAATGGTAAAGTAGATGCGCAAACTTGGAACTCAATGATTAACAGTGGTTTGGGTCCAGCGTTGAATGCTTTAGCGAAACAAATGGGGTTAACTGCTGGTCAGATGAAAGAAGGTCTCTCTGATGGTTCAATTTCAGTTGAAGAATTCCAAGACTCTCTAATTAAATTGAATAAAGAGGGCGGTGGAGGTCTTAAATCATTAGAACAGATTGCTAAAGACTCTACTGCGGGGATTAAAACCGGATTGGCCAACATGAAAACTGCGATCGTTCGTGGCGTGGCCAATGTTGTAACTAAAATTGACGAAGGCTTAAAAAGTGCGGGCTTTGGAAGTATAAGCGAAATCATTGCTGATAAAGGCACAAAGATGGAAGCGGCTTTATCTAAGTTTGCTGAAATGATTCCGCCAATGATAAAGACAGTTAAAACATTGTATGATACGTTAAAACCTTATGCACCGTTGCTTGCAGGTTTAGCTGGTAGCATTGGTACGTTGATGCTTGTGAATAAAGTGAATGCAGCATTTAAAGCTTGGAGGGAAGGTACAGAAGCACTTTCGATAGCTCAAGCAATTTTAAATAAGACAATGCTATCAAATCCTTTTGTTGCAATCTTAACTGCTGTAGTAGGGTTAGTCACAGCGTTTATTTATCTTTGGAAAACCAATGAAGGTTTTAGAGATGCTGTTAAAAACATTTGGAAAAACATACAGGAGGTCATTTCAAGCGCTGCTGATGTAGTTGTAAAAGCATGGAATTCTACAATGGAATTTTTCAGCAATATGTGGGATGGCACAAAAGAAGCTTTTTCAAATGCTGGCACATGGATGAAAGAAGCACCAGGCAATGCCGCCGACTGGGTTAAAAACAAATGGAATGGCACCAAAGAATTCTTTAGTGGACTTTGGGATTCAACAAAAGAAGGTTCAAAAAACACATGGGAAAACATCAAGCAGGGTGCTGCTGATAGTGCAAAAAGTGTTGGAGAGAGTTTTAAAAACGGCTTTGATAATGCAAAAGATTGGTTTAAGGGTGTTGGAAAATCAATATCAGATGTTTTCACAAAAGCATTTGATTTTGTTTGGAAATACATGGGACCATATATAACAGGAATCAAAAATGCGTTCAAGATGGTTGTTAACGCTATGAAAGCGAACATTGAAAATGTCAAAATGATCGCTGAAAATGTCGTTACCATTCTAAAAAATGTTCTGTTAGCTCCGATACTTTTCATTACATCAATGATTACAGGCGGATGGGAAGAAGCAAAAGAGAACATGATTGCCGTTTGGGATAATATTGCTGAAGCAGCTCAAACAATATGGTTTGGTATTAAAAATATCTTTTATAATACGGTTACAGCTATTTCCTATTCAGTTACTTCTATTTTTAATGGATTGATGTTGACAATTAAAAAGATTTGGATTGATGTGAAGTTATTTTTCACCTTACTCTGGATTGACATTAAGTATGGAGCGATCAACGTTTGGATTGAAATTAAATATTCTATCATCGAAACGTGGATAAATATTAAATTTGAAGCAATTAGAATATGGGAAAGTTTGAAAACTTGGTTCTTTGAAACAGTAGAAAACATTAAAAATGGTGTGATTGATGGCTGGAACAACCTAAAACAAGGAACCATTGATACATTTAATGCAACTGTTCAATGGTCAAAAGATACATGGTCCAATTTCAAACAGTGGATTGTTGATACGGCAGTTGGAATAAAAGATGGTGTTGTTCAAACCTGGTATAGAATTAGAAATGGCACAATAGAAACATTCAACAACATGGTTCAAGGTGCTAAAAACGCATGGAATAATCTCACAAGAAGTGTTAGTGATACGGTTTCGAATGTAAAACAAACATTTGAAGATTTAAAACATGTGGATTTATTTGAAATTGGGAAAAACATCATTCAAGGATTGATTAATGGTATCGGATCTATGATTAACGCAGTGGGAGAAAAAATTCAAGAAGTAGCTGGTAATATCAAAGAAAAAATCAAAGGGGCTTTAGATATTCATTCTCCTTCGCGCTGGATGCGAGATATGATTGGTAAAAATATCGTGTTGGGTGTTGTGGATGGCATTGACCAAGAAAAAGGAACTTTGGATAAATCGGTTAAAAATATGGCTGATTTACCTACAGAATTACCGAATTTTTCTGTCACAGGTAGATATGCTAATCAACAGGAATCACAAAGATATAAATCAGATAAGAACAACAGCAATGCAACGACTACCTTTGGTGGTGATACCTTTAACATTAATTTACAAGCAATGGGTGAATTAGATGATAAGCAATTAATGAGCATGGCTCAAAAATTAGTTAAATACATTCAAGTTGTCAAAAATAGAGATAGCGATGCAGTAGGAGGTGCTTTTGGTGGAATTTAAAAGAGGTCAGTTTTTTCTTAATGGAAAACATAGCTCTGAATTTAATGTGTTTATGAGAGAAAGACCTGAACGACTTTCTGCTGGACGTGTAGTAGAGCTTAGGGAGCGAATGGGTAATGATTCAATAGCTGTTGATTTTGAGTATTATAAAAATGTAGAACGTACTATTACATGCTATGCGAAAGCAAGAAATTTACAAGAAGTATCTTTCTTAGAAGATGAAATCTCGTTTTGGCTCGATATGGGAAACTACTCAGACTTTATCGTCTATTTTGATGAACATTACATCTATCAAGCCATCGTAACAAGTCCGCCAAAGTTTACAGGAACAAGAAAAACTGGGGTTTTAATTCCTTTTGAGTTTACTGTAAGTATCCGACCTTTCAAAAAAAATCGTATTGGCCAATATTGGACAAGTAATCCTAAACAATTAATAAACACAGAAAAATATCCTTCAGAACCTACTATTCAGATTTTGGGTTCTGGGGATATTTCTTTTTTCATCAATAATCAGGAATATGCATTAAAAGCTATAGATGGAGATATCATTATTGATTCAGAAAAACAAGAAGCTTATCGAAAATCAGGTAGAGCGTTTGAAATCTTGGATCATAAAACACTTTTCAAAGATTACCCAATTTTAAAAAGTGGAGAAAATAATTTTCGCTGGACTGGAAAAGTGACAGAGTTTAAAGTTCAGCCTAATTGGAGGCGAAAAGTTTGATTCCAGTTATTTTTAAACCTGGAGAAAAAGATTTTACAACAAACGGCTTAGGACGTCTTATTGATGCGACACGTTGCGAAATCACTGAAGAAGCAAACGGAAAATATGAACTAGAAATGGACTATCCAGCGATTAGCAGATTTAGTGATTATTTTGAAAATGGCTATCAGATTAAAGCAAAGCCGAATGACTTAGAAGAATACCACATTTTCGAGATCAAACAAACGTTTAAAGATACGTTTACTAATAGCATTATCATTTATGCTCAATCTCGTACTTATAAACTAGGAAACAGACAAGTGAGGCTCGTAACAGTTGATAATCGTAATGGTGCAGAAGCTATGAGATTAATCGAACAGAATATGGACGAACCATGCGATATCAAACTTTATTCTGATATTAACACAGCTTCTAGTACGGTATTCGAAGCTAGAAACGTACTTAATTGTATTGCTGGTGAACAAGGTTCTTTGCTTCAATATTGGGGTGGAGAAATCAAACGAGAACCTTTTAAATTATCTTTGTTAAGACGTAGAGGACGAGATAACGTTGGAACTGTTCGTTATGGTAAAGATTTAAAAGGATTAACCATTAAATTTGATTGGCAATCAATTGTTACTAAAGTTTTACCATTTGCAGAGCTTCAAAGTGGTGCAGACGGAACTTCTCAACGGATTTATGGAGATGCGGTTAAGAGCGAATATATCAACAAATATCCAGATGTTTACGCTCAATACGTTCAGTTCACTGAAGATCAAGGAGTAAAAGATTTATCCAGCTTAAATAAAGCGGCAGGTAAATACTTCACTACATTATATCCAGGAAGTGATAAGCCTAAAGTTTCTATTGAACTAGAAATTGAGAAACTCACAGATTCAGAAGAAGCAAAAGAATTTGCGAAAATGAGAAACTATAATTTATTCGATACGTTCACTGTGTATCACAAGTTTTATGATATTGACATTCAAACGAAAGTTACAGGGATTGTCTATGATGCTTTAGCAGAAAAAACAATAAAGATTACTGCTGGAGATATCCAAGTTGCTTTTTATAAACAGCAAAGTCAAGATTTTCAAGAAGCAATTAAAACCTTAACTAAAAAAGACTACATGAGTAACTTTATTGATTACATTACCGATTTAATCAATGGCGTGAAAGGTGGTAGTATTCTTCAATATCCTAAAAATAGGCCTCATACGCTTTATTTTATGGATACAGATTCCACAGATACCGCAAAGAATGTTATCGCTATTAATAACCAAGGTATCGGTTTTTCAACTACTGGATGGAAAGGCCCCTTTAGAAACGCTTGGACTATTGATGGTATTTTAAATGCCGACTTTATCAGAGCTGGTAAAATTAGATCTGATATTTTTGAGACATCATTCAATGCATATGGAGATATTTTGCGTTTAGTTAACGGCGCTCTGCAAGCTTGGAATGGGAAAACGAAAATAATGGAATTGACTAAGCAAGGATTAGAATTCTGGAATGGCAATAGCCACATTGGCTCAATAGGAACAAAAGGGAATCCTTTTCCAGACTTGAGAGATGTTAATGGAAATCTTGTAGTATCTGATGGCAATTCGTTACTACTGGTCGCAGATAACCCTCAGAAAATTATTGGATTATCTAATCAATCAGGAGCAGGTCATTTAATTACTGGTCTAACACAGTTCTTTGTTGGAAATAATTTTAACTTCTTTGGACCAAAAGGAAGCAAATCAACTATAACAGTTGATAGATTGATTGTCGGAGGTAAAGAAGTAATTCCTGGTGATGGATCAGGTGGCAATGATGGTGATGTACCACCAGAGCTAACAACTGAAAAAGAGAAAAACGCTTGGGCGGTTTGGCAGTTCTTAAAATCAAAAGGCTACAGCGAACAAGCAGCCGCTGGGATTTTAGGAAACATGGATCAAGAATCTGGAATTATGCCTGACATTGACGAAGGTGGCGGAGGTCCTGGGTACGGTCTAGTTCAATGGACATCGCCAATTGCTGGTGAAAGTGGCCGTGCTTATGTGCAACGATTATTGGCTCAAGCTGGTATCAGTGGAGACTATCGAAATATTACCACGCAGCTGAAATTATTAGATTGGCATATGCATAATGGTCAATATATTCCTTCCGCGGCTTATCCATATTCCGTTGCAGAGTTCAAAGCATTAACAGATATTGGCACAGCCACGATGGCATTTGAAGCGAACTTTGAACGCCCAGCGGTCACACATCCAGAACGAATTCCGATGGCCCAATATTGGTATGATTTGCTACACAATTTAAAACCAGGGACTAATAAGTGGGTTAATCCTGTGCGTTCTAGTTACACTATCACTCAAGAATGGGATGAGATTGGCTGGGGGACAAATGTGATTCATGGTGGTATTGATATTGCATCGATGCCTGCTGGAAGTATGCCACCTGTTTATGTTGCCCGCTCGGGTACAGTAGAAACTGTCACTTATGATGGGACAGGCGGAAATTACGTAGTAATTAAGCACGATGATGGCTACTGGACCTATTATGGTCACTTGGATTCGGTCGATTTGTCAGTAGGCGACAAAGTAACAACTAATTCACGTGTGGGAATCATGGGAGCAACTGGATTAGCTTCTGGTGTTCACCTTCACTTTGAAGTATGGAAAGGCGCTCAGTGGCAACGAATCAATCCACGTGATGTTATTAATTTTTAGAAAGGAGCAAACAAATGGTTAAATGGCAAGCAACACTAAGCACCACAGAGCCATACAATTACATTGGCATTCAAAATGTACGGCAAGGGAACCGAAATACCGAGGTTTTAGAAGCTGTATTAGTTGAAAATGCTTTGCCACTTGATTTAACAGGTTGCGAAGTATTTTTTGAATCAGTTATTGATAATAAATATCCGATTCAACGAGCAGCAAAAATTGTGAATGCCAAAAAAGGAATTATACAGTATACCTTTGATGAATACTCTATGCAGTCATTGCACAGACAGGAAGCATACTTCAGTATTCATAAAGGCGACAATCTAATTGGCTCAACGCAGAACTTTTCTTACTTTGTTGTGAATGCTGTTTCTAAAACAGAAGGTGAAATGGGTTCTTATTGGCAGTCCATTGAAGATTTAATCGCAGACATGACTGCTTTTATCAACGAAAATAAGGGCGATTTTACTGATTGGATGAATGCTAGAAAAGAAGAGTTCGAAGCGTGGCGAGATGCGCAAAAAACAGATTTCACTTCATGGTTCGAATCAATCAAAGATATTTTAAAAACTGTTGATCCAGGCGGCACAATGTTAGTCGAATTAATGGATGCACGTGTAGACATACAAGGAGTGCGCCACAATTCACTTTCAGAGCGTTTGTTGTCGGATATGGATTATTTGTATCAGAGATTAGAGGAACGCTTATTTACATTAAAACATGGCAATGTAAGTACACTGGAAATTCTTCAAGATGATTCATTTTCAACCAATCATCAAGTGAAAGTAATCGGTAGTGTTAACCGTCCGATGAAAGATGGCGCATTGATTATTGCTACAATTGATGACGGAAAACAAAACACGTTTAGAATTGAGGGTGTCAGTAAATGATTGAATCAAAAAGAATGATGGAAACGGACGAAAAAGGAGTTCAACGTCAGTTTTTTCCTATGACACATGTATCAGCAATCCTTGGATTATCAGAAATAATGGGTGGACAAACAAAAGTTTTATCTGTTAATGGTAAAACTGGTGCAGTAATTATCACGCGACAAGATTTAGATTTACCATCTGACGGCGTGCTACTATCAGGAGAAGAATATGACAAAATTACACAAATCATCTCAGATTATGAAACAAGTAAACTAGGTGGTTCTAGTGTGGAATTTGAAAAAGTAAAAGGAGATGAAGGATCAAATGCCTGATTTATATGTAGTGAAAAAAGACGGCGTAGCCATTGATGTACGAACTAGTACAACTGGTGTTGTTGGATTAAATGAATTTGTAGATGCAAAACTTGGTGATGCAGGTGCAGGAACAGTGTCATCAGTGAATGGTAAAGTAGGAGAAGTTGTATTGAATGCTACTGACGTAAAAGCGTTGCCTGATACTACTATTATCCCAACAGTACCAAGTAATGCTACTGCTGAAAAAGACGGTTTAATGTCTAAAGCGGATAAAGTAAAACTGGATGCATTGCCAGTTTTCACATTTGAAAAGGTGGGTGAAGTTTAATGGATATTGTTCAATTAATGGAAAACAATGAGCCAAAAGCAATGGCAACTGTGGTAGAAGCTGTCGATGGTTTAGAAAATTATCCAACTAAAGCAGATACGGATAAAGCGTATTTAAAGGTACCGACAACAGATGAGTTGTGGGCTGGTGGTTGGTTCATGAATGGGTCGCAAACAGTAACACCTAAGAAAAAACTTAGTGAGTGCGCGAATGGGTGGCTAATTGTTTTTACAAATGCAGAAAACGATGCTTCAACAAAAACAGAATTCCAATATTTATTTGTACACAAACGACATGTAAAAAAATATAGTGCAACAGGGATTGTATTTCCAACAGCAAATTACAATGGTACAAAAATAGGAGTAAAGTACCTTTACATTACAGATACTAATATAAAAGGTAATGATTTAAATGGTAACGCTGCGAATAAATTTAAAATAATGACAGAAATTTATGAATGGTAAGGGGTGAAATGATGAAAATTTGGATTGAGAATAAAGAAGGATTTTTAGAGGGCTATTCATTGATTCAGCAACCTAATTTATTGGAGATTGAAGTAGAAAAAGAGCCTACAGATTTCTTTAATTACCATTGGAATGGGACAAGCTTAATTTACGATCCTGACAACGTCCCAGAACCTGCCCCAACACCACCAACGGAATTGGAACTTTTACAAAAACAGAATGCTGAACTAATGAAGCAAGTTTCTCAGCAAAATCAAGTTATTCAACAAACACAAAGAATGACTGGCGAATTGATGAAACAAGTAGCTGAACTTACGAAAGGAGCGGAATAAGATGAAAACGAATGCTTTTCCAGGTTTCGATAATATTAAACAGTTGTATGATTGGAATTGTTATACAAAACAAGATTTAGTAGATTACGTGAATATGAATTGCTTAACAAAAGAAGAATATACAAAAATTTGTGGGGAACCGTTTAGCGAAAGCTAAGCGGTTCTTATTATTGGAGGAATTGTTTTGTCAAATGAAATTGTTGTCGCTGTGATAGGATTAGTAGGTAGCACAATTGGCGCGTTTATTGGAGTTGTAGCTAGTGCCAATTTGACAGCTTACAGAATTGAACAACTAGAAAAGAAAGTAGAAAAACATAATGGGGTAATTGAAAGAACCTTTAAATTAGAAGGTCGAATGCAAGAAGCGGAACATGACATAATAGAATTGAAAGGAGCAAAAAAATGATTCTACCAGATAAGTACTACAAAATTATCAAATGGGGAGTACTTACGGTGCTTCCTGCGGGATCTGTTTTAGTAGCCACGTTAGGTAAAGCTTATGGGTGGCAACAAACAGATACGGCAGTGTTGACTATTAACGCTGTATCAGCATTTTTAGGAGTTGTAACAGGCGTGTCAGCATATAACTTAAAAGACAAGGAGAAATAAAAATGAAAAAGAAAATTTTAGCAGGAGCGCTAGTCGCTCTATTTTTTATGCCCGCAATCAATGTAGATGCTTACCAAGTAGAAACCCGCGGAAATATTAACGCAGGTTGGCCAATGACTATTAACCGATACATCATTGCGCACGATACTGCAAATATGGACGCTGGTGTAGAAAACGAAGCCAATAACATGCTTAACAACTGGCAACGACAAGAAGCGTTTACGCAATATGTTGTAGGTGGAGGGGGCCGTGTGCTTCAGGTAGCGGAAAACGGTCGTATAGCTTGGGGAGCAGGAGATGCAAACCCTTATGCTTATGCACAAGTCGAATTAGCCAATACTTCAGATAAAGCTATGTTTAAGAAAGACTATGCAGCTTACGTTAACTTATTACGTGATTTAGCACGTCAAATTAATGTGACGTTTGATTTAGACGATCCGACAGGCTACGGCATAAAAACTCATTTGTGGGTGACAAACAATTTAGGTGGAAATCACACAGACCCTTATGGCTATTTGGCATCTTGGGGGATTAGTAAGGCACAGTTTGCACAAGATTTACAAACAGGACTTCCAGAAGATGGCTCGGATGTTATTGTAAACCCTGGCAAGCCGAACGCACCAAAATATAAAGTTGGGCAAAATATCCGATTCACTACTATATACAAAAATCCAGACGCACCAATTTCACAGCATATCAACGCAGATACACTGTGGACGCAAGTTGGAACCATTACGCAAAAACTAAATGGCCGTAAAAACCTATATCGTGTTGAAAATAGCGGTAAACTTTTAGGTTATGCGAACGATGGCGATATTGCGGAGCTTTGGAAAAACAGTAAACCAGCACCAGCTAAAACATTCACTATTGGTGTAAATGAAGGCATTGTGTTGCGTACTGGATCATCTAGTTTGTATGCGCCAATTTACGGAGTATGGCCGAAGGGGTCTCAATTTAGATATGATTCGGTTCATGTGTCAGACGGCTATGTTTGGCTAGGTGGTTCTGATTCAAACGGAACTCGGATTTATATCCCAGTTGGTCCAAACGACGGCAACCCAACCAACACGTGGGGTACTGGGTATTAAAAGACTTGTCTTTCTTTAGTCCTTAGTTTAGAATAAACTTACACTTATTAAATTTCTCTTGAGTCACCTTCCCCAAGGTGGCTCTTTTTTTGTTATTTAACAGCACATTACATATAGAATATTTGCTTACAATCAAGGTGAAATCAATGGATTTAAGTGTTTTTTTGTTACTTATACGTGTTTTGTATGATTCTTTTGAAATGTTCCCCTTGAAGTGAACATCACCTAATGTTATATTTATAGTATTAAGATGTGAAACATATTTTTGTTTCACGACGAAAATTTAGACAAAAAAGAGGTGAGAATTTATGTTGAACACTAATATTAGAAAAATGGGGTTGTGTGCCTGGTTTATGAAGCATCATACTATGGAGTTTTTTTCTAGTTTGAAATTACAAAAGTTTCTATTCTTTTATGAAAGTTATAGTTTTGCTATGAATGATGATGTAGATATGTCGTATCTTACAGGATATAAAAATGGACCTGTTTTTACTGATGTTTATGGAGATTATACGTATAGATATAGTGAGTTTAAGAATCATTTGTTAACAATATACGACGAAACAAAAGAAAAATTCAACGCTCTAGACATATCAATTGATATGGATATAGCTAAAAAAGCAGCTTTTCTTGTATCTATACTATCCGAGTCAGAACTTTCTGATTTGTCTCATTCTTTTGATGTTTGGAAAGTTAAAGAAGCGCGTATTGAATCTGGTGAAAAACAAGTTAGATTGAATAGCTTTGATTTTTCAGAGAATGACAAAGTTTTAGCAAGAAATTTATATGATTTATATTCCTTAGAACAAATAAATAATTGGGAAATAATTAGCGTAAATAATATGAAGTTCTTAATTGATTTAAAACAAAAAGAATTACTAACTGAAGAACTAGAAGCATCACTGCAAGAGCTATCTAAGCAAGAGTTAGACAATCCTGTATATATTTCTATAGAAAATGGAGTGATAGTAGTTGACGATTGAAGGTGATGTGTTAAAGCTAAAAGTACCTTATCCTAATATAGAAAGCGGCTTAGTGAAGAAGAGGCATATGTATGTATGCGTTGAGCGAAATAATAATTGCAAAGGATTTTTAGTTTGTACATCAAAAAAACCAAAACATCTAATTCCTGGTAAGCCTCCTAGATATAAAGTGGAAGTTTCGCCAGATGAAGAAAGACTAAAATCCCCTTTTTTGAAAACAACATTAATTGATTGCGATAGATTATTTTTATTGGAAGGTCTGTCTGTACCGTCTGATTTGTTAACTATCCCTAGGAGTATTTGCGAAGAGTATTTGAATGCAGTTACACAAACTGTGGCATCGAATCAAAAAGTTGCGAGGACTATTTTAGAATCTAATATAATGGTATCGTTGAATCCGCAATTAACAACAATCAATATAGTATGAGTCAATCCTCTCCTATATAAGCGAGAGGATTGCTTTGTCTTAAGGACCATTAGCTCAGTCGGTTAGAGCCAACCGCTCATAACGGTTAGGTCACAGGTTCGAGTCCCGTATGGTCCATAATAAAACATCTGCCTCTTTTTCTTATGAGAAATAGGTATTTTTTTGTTGAAAAATAGAACAAACGTTCGTATAATGTTTCTGATAGGAGAGTGTATCAGATGGTGAGACGAACTAAAAAAGAGTTTAAACCTTACAACGATTATGTTGACCGTCCTTTTGAATTAAAGTGGCCAACGGCGTTTCCGTTAGGCGAATTGACTGAAGCAATAAAGAGTACTGATGAATATCACGCTCGAAATATTGAGAGGCTACCACAGCAATCACAGCGACAAATAGAATATTTTTTAGATCGCTCTATTAAGCAAAACAAAGTGCTAGAGATTCAATTGAACTCATTAGATGAATATGATCGTGTAAAACCACATGTTTTTGGTGTTTTCCGTGGGATGGCAGAATTCGATGTTGTGCTGATTGGTGAAAATGAGGTCGATTTTTATGATATTAGAAACATTCAGATTCATAATTTCACCAAGTGGAGTGAAGAACACATACCTGAAGAAAATCCATTTGAGGAAGGAACAGAACATTGCGAAACAATAGATGAATTTGCAGACGAATATTTCGATGATGAATGGATAGAATAATTAGAAATGTAAAAGCTCTACTTCTCACTCACGGGAAGTAGGGCCTTTTTTGTTTATTCGGTATAATTTATATATCTATTCGCTTGCCTTTTTTAATTTTTTGATGTAGATTTTATCTTGTTGTTATAGTCTATTTTGCTAATTTGAATTAAAATGATATTACGCAAACCCTTGTGAGTTCTAGTCTGTCTAAATATGGTGTTGCATAAAAATTACACCGTGAAACTAAATAATTTATTTAGATAGAGCCTAGAATCCTTGTTGTGTAAGGGTCTAGGCTTTTTATCTTTTGATTCATTACATGTTCATTTGTAGATGGAATGTAGAGGGAGGATTACCCAAGTTTGGCTGAAGGGGACGGTCTCGAAAACCGTTAGGCGAGTAACATCGTGCAAGGGTTCGAATCCCTTATCCTCCGTACTGAGAAGCAGTTGAGTTATTAGTTGCAAATAAAACGACAGAGACGTACACTTAAAGTAGAAAAATACTTAAGAAGAGGTGTCTATTATGTCAAACTATGAAGAAAAAGAAGCGCAAGCATTAGTAAAAATTGCCGACGTTTTGAACAAATTGGATGCAAGTTTAGAAGAGTTGAGCTCGCTAGATGAGGATACAAAAAAACATAGTATGAAGAAATGGATTGTTGAAAAAAAAGCCATTCATGAGATTAAAAAAATTGCACACGAAGCTGGTAAGTATGACAAGTATGATGAAAAAGAATTAGAAAAAGAAATGGATCTGTTGGAAAAGTTTATGTAAAAAAGCGCTAGCTTTTGTTCAACAGTTATTTAATTTTGAGTCTAGAATTAATCGTTTTGATTTTTTCTAGGCTTATTTTTTATGAAGTAAGCAAATCGTATCGGGAGAGGTATTGAATTAAGAAATAAAGCATGTATTGATTCAGAAAAAAAGTTGTAGTAAAATGTTCGTCACAACTACTTTTCTTCTGATTTCATAGAAGGAAAAGTTGGAATAATGAATTGAGAAGAGTCGATTTTTAGGAGATGATTTTAGGTGACTTTTTATCAATTATTGCAGTTAGATCCATTTATTTTAAAACAAAAAATTCATCAAGCGGATACTAAAAAACAGCGGAGATATTTTTGGCGCGCCTTGTTAATAAGGGATATCTTATTAGTTTCGTTTGCGATTTTATGGGTGTCGACGATTACTTTTTTCTTTGGAAAAGCTGTAGCGCCTTTTTCAATTGTATTATTTTGTTTGCTGTTGAGTATCCGTTTCGTCTCATATGGCTACAGGGAAAAACAGGCCTTGCTTAGTTTAGGAATCGTGTTAACAATTCTAGGTGTTAGTCCATTAATTTCACTGATTTCTGTATCATTTTTACAATTGGGCCTTCATTTTATCTGCTTGCTGGCATTGTTTTTCTTAACTGGTAAAAACCCTAAAATGGGTAATCCTGGCTTGTATACGTTCTCCTACTTATATTTAGTTGGCACGGTTCACTATCAATCGTTTCAGCAATTAGAACAAACTTTCTTTGTATTAGTGTTTGCTTATCTACTTTTAGCTTTTGTTTATCATGTGAAACATAAAAAATTGGATCAAGAGATTACTTTTATACAGATGGTTACAGAAAATGGTTTTTTTAATCAAAGAAATATTTGGTTTGGTTATTACGCTTTAGGCATTAGCTTATTACTTTTTATAGGAACGCACCTTCAGATTGACCGCTTTATGTGGGCAACATTTGCTAGTTCGTCATTATTTTCTGGGTATGATACGTTTAAATTGTCTGAACGAGCAAAAGAACGAATAATAGGGGTCGTTATTGGTTCTCTAGTATCGGCTATCTTGTTATTTTATATACCAACGAACCTACTTGGTATTTTAGGAGGACTTTGTTTAGGCTTATGCACATCTTATAAAAGTAAAACGATTTTTAATTGTGTTGGTGCTATCATGGCAGCTTCTATGATATTTGGGCTAGAAACAAGTCTTTACTTAAGAATTTTGTTAAATATGTTGGGGCTAGCTTACGGTTTGCTTTATCATTTTGTCTTTGTAAAAACTATGTCCTATTGCAATCGCAAGGAGTGGCTGAAATTGTCTGAATAAAAGGAGCCTAACATTCTTTCTTGAAAGAATGTTAGGCTCCTTAGACATTTTTGTGTATATTCCATATATGCTATTAATCAATGACCAACTGCTATATCAAATGTCGCAATTTTTGCTGAGCCAGTAGGTACAAGGTCTAGTTCCACTTCGTCAAAACTATTGCCATCAACTGGTATCCCAAAGTAAATTGTAGATGTTCCAGTTCTACCTTGAGAAACATAATCTTGACCATTTTGCTGATTAAATGATTGTAAAGCTTTTCCATCCTTAGAATATGCTTGGAAATAATTAGAGTGGGGTAAAAAGGGTTCTTCCATAGCAATATTGGTATAATCAAAAGTCACTGCCATCATTTTGCTAGTATCATAATCTTCTAGATTAATCATATAATCTGGAAATGCAGATTGATTAGTAGAAACTTTCGTAAGTTTAATTTTTCCAACTTTTTTAGAATTTGAATATAGATCAACGTCTTCATTTAAACCATATTTTTTTTCTTCCTTTTTTTGTTTGGAATCTACTTTGGATTCCTGGCTTTTTTTATTTTCATCAGTATTTCCTGTTTTTAAAGAATCATTTTCTTTTTTTAGACTAGAAATAGTTGTTTCTAGTTTTTGCACTTTAGTAGAATCATTATTAGAACAACCTGCTAAAATACCAAGAGATATTAATGTTATGCTTAACAAATACATTTTTTTCATTTGAAAACTCCTCATTTCTGTTATAATATTTTTGTAAACTAAATCTCGAAATACTTTTTTGAGTCCGTGGTCCCCACATGGACTTTTCTTTTTTTATAGACTATTATCTATTAGTATACCTAAATTTCTATTTAATTCGTAATGACTGACCAGGATAAAAAACAGAAGTTTCAATGCGTGGATTTAATGCTAATAATTCTTCCAAGGTTAAACCATTTCTTTCGGCTAACTGTCGCCCACCTTCACCACTTCGTACCGTATCGTATATAGGTTGGTCTGATTTAGAATTTTGTATTTGTTCACTAGAATCAGAGTTTTGTGGTGGTTGCTGCTCAGATTGTTCAAAAACTTGTTGAGTTTGATTATTTCTTTCAATTAATTGTTCCAACGTAATATTACCTAGATAAGTGTATATTTGTCCATTAACAGTTAAAGTACCATCATTATTTTTCGTTACTGTTCGGGGCGTATTATTCAAAAGAAACGTCATTATTTGATTACCATTCTCATCCACAGAAAAACTTACATTTTGAAGAGGAACATTCGATTGAGTTATGCTAGTGAGTGTTCCGTCAGCATTTATAAAAAATAAGTTATCACTTTGAGGAATACCCCAACCGCCTATAAAATCAGCTAAGCTAACTTGTGGTAGCGGTTCTTTAGTAGTAGATGAAGAGGTAGATTGGTTTGTTTCAGATGAGACGTTTTGATAATTAGAGCTGGTTTCTTCCGTTTTATCTTTTTGAGTGGAAGAATCAATACTTTTCTTTGTGTAAGGTTTCAAAACTAGTTTTGTTTGGTTATCAGAATTGTTTGTCTTAGTAGGAGTGAAAAGTAGATTTTGCTTTTCTTTTTTTATCTTGTAAGCTACTTCTTTTCCTTCATTTTCCCAACGAATTTGATTGTTTTTTAGATGGTATTTGACTTTGTATTCTATTTTATTTGCAATTTGTTTACCTAATTCTTCGCCTGCTTTTTCCAAATCATTTTTTGCAGTTGATGTGTGTTCATCTGTATTGATTTTGAAAGTAGCGGTATCTTCGCTGAATGATACAATCATTACTACTTCATCAACGTTGGAGTTTACGGCCCACTCGTTTGCCATTAGCTCTTTTGTGGTCACTTTATTTCTGCAAGAAGTAAGGGTCAGTAAGGATAAAAAAACAATCAACCCCAGTAAACTTTTTTTCAT